TCCAAACGCTTTACTTTGCGTTGGCGTCTTGCCTCTTGCCAAGCAATATCTTGTGATGTCAGAAAGTTTTTTTGTTCTTTCTGAGTAGAGTTTACCATAATAACTCTACTTAAGTCAACTGCAGACACGTTATCACCTCTCACAGTCATCATATTTGGACAACCACAGACTTGAATTTTATTTGTGCTTGCAATTTCTTTATTGCAATCTCTACATCTTACGATAATCATTGTTCTTTGTCCTGTTCATTGTAAAAATGATCTTAACATCCATACATTTTTTCCGTGAGATTCAATCAAATCTTCTACAAGATTTGTTGTTCCTCTTGATCCTTGCTCGTCTGCCTCTTCAGCAACTTTTGAAAGTAAACTAACTAGAGTTTCATTATCGGCAAGAAGATCTCTAACCATTCCCATATCATCAAGAGAATTATTTGCCTCTAAGATGTGAGATACTTCGGTAATTCTTGTGAGAGTACTTACTGGTTTGATATTTAAATATCTCATATGTTCGGTGAGACGATCAATCTCCTCAAACATTTCTTCGTATTGTTTTCCAAATACTTTATGAAACTGATAAAACTCCGATCCAACTACATTCCAATGATATACCCAAGTTTTTTGGAATAGCATAAAAAGTGTTGCCTGAGCATCAGAAATTAACTTATAAAGTTTTTCCATTCTACTCTTTTTAGAATATTTATGCAAGTGGGCAATATCGGATTCGAACCAATGACCGTCTGCGTGTAAAGCAGCTGCGCTACCGCTGCGCCAATCGCCCAAATGAGTAGTGAGTGCCCACCACTCGCGGAAGACACTCTCCGCAACGAACGGGGGTGATCAAGTCCCCGACCTAAGTAAACTTAGGATTTAGTGAGTCGGATATGATGATCCCGACTCTTATGATAGAATCGGACATTTCCAACCCTATCAACTGGGGCGGCAGGGATCGAACCTGCGACCTAGATGTTAACAGCATCCCGCTACTACCGCTGAGCTACACCCCATTACGTTGTTCTTCATGTATTTCTCGATGACAGTTAGCACATACAAGAATACATTTATCTGCTTCTGCCTTTTGTTTTTCTATGGCAGCAGTGGTTCCAAGGTTTTTAGATTCCTTAGTAGTGGGATCAAGATGGTGAAACTCTAAAGCAGCAATGCATTTATCGTATCCACATCGTTCACACTTACCACCTTTATATTCTACTAGAAGAAGTTTGTTTTGCTTACGTCTTTTGATGACGCTTGCTTTATTTGCTTCTCTACGATCAGCATACGTTCTAGTTTCTTTTGTCATTTGGTAGAAGTTTTATTGTTCTACCATTATTTATAGAACCCGAAGGTTCAGAGCGGAGTATCGGATTCGAACCGACGACATCTAACTTGGAAGGATAGCGTTCTACCACTGAACTAACTCCGCATATAAGACAATCATAAACCATTTAGATTTGATTGTCAAGTGTCGTTGAAAGGACTTGAACCTTCACAGATTAATCTACTGGAACCTAAACCCAGCGCGTCTACCAATTCCGCCACAACGACAAGGCGACTCAGGAGGGACTTGAACCCCCGACCAACTGCTTAGAAGGCAGATGCTCTATCCAACTGAGCTACTGAGTCATTACTCATTTATCATATCAGTCCTTAGGGCAGGTGTCAACCCAAGGAGCACAGATTCTCATAGGAGGTGCCAACTTTTTACATTCATCAGTATAGCACACAGTCTCATTATTTTGTTCTTCCACATATCTTGGTTTATATTTTCGACTATAATCGGAAATAATCCGATCATACTCTGGTATTACATTATCAATTGCTTTATTAACATCCCTTTCCACTCTACGTTTTACTTTGTCAGGGTCTTGAATAATAATCTGGTTAATAGTAGTTTGTGGGAAATACTTTCTTTGAACTTCGTCAAGTATGTCCCAAAGATTGTTTTCATGAATTCCCGTGCATTGTGAGAGTGTTGCAATGATAGAAGATAATACAATTCCTATAATTGCATATTGTTTTATATTTGATTTTTTATTTCCAAAGTTAAAATTAAACATAAAAAAGGGGGAGTTCTGCAGCACTCCCCAATATTTATCAAATACTATAAAGTTGCATAGCAGATGTTAGCGACTCCTTGCCCTGGGTGAGCAATAGAAGAGAACGCACCGTAAGACAGGTCAAGGTCTCTACCACCTACATAAGGTCCTCGATCATTTACACGCACAATTACTGATTTACCATTTGATTGATTTGTCACTCTTAATTTAGTACCAAATGGTAACCACCGATGTGCTACTGATTTTCCGTAAGCATTATATCTTTCACCGTTAGCAGTTGTCTGCCCATGATATCCATCACCGATTCCATAATGTGATGCGAGGGAACATCCGCTCGCTGCCTTTGCTGTTACGGGTGCCAATCCGACTAGACCAAAAGCAAGAATTGAAAGTGTTTTTAAAAGCATTAATTTGCATAGAACTCTACATCCCAATAGAGAAAACGCACTTCCCCTTTCTCAAGGGGCAATCTCCTGGGCTCTAAATCGCACTCAAAGTCTCATAATAAAAAAGCAATCTTTTTTAAGAATTGCTTAAACATTATAAGTGATTATTTAGGAATTGTCAATATACCTTGTAGGTAGAAGAAGAAAACCACATAAAACAGAAAGATCTTAGGGTTTCAGTATCTAATTCTGGTAATTTCCATAATTTATTTTTATGTTTGAAAAAATCATATTCAACCTTTTTATCATAAATATCATGTTTTAAGATAAACTTTTCTAAAGGCCAGAACCATAAAGTATCACACTCAATATTATTTTGAATGTGACACACATTGTTCACAATTTCTTCTTCAGTTTCATTTTCATAATGATCCAACAATAAAGTGTCACACTTACCCACATACTCGGAAGCATCACAATTTATTATTTCTACATGGTCTAGAAATGGAGATTTAATATGCTTATGATAATCAATTAAATTACTATCATTTTCAATAATAGTAATTTTAGAAACCTCCGGTTTAGTCAAAATCCAATTTTCTCTAACTCCAAATCCAAGTCCAGTGCAAATACAATGACCTTTAGCAAGAGAATAGTGAGAATATAATTCATAAGCAGACACATGAGTGTTATAATCATATGCCATCCACCCAATATCTTTTAAAAATAAAAAATATCCATTATTTTTTCTTACAATCTTAAGATTATCATCATTATATTCAACAATATCTGGTGGAGAATAATTGAATTTTTTTAAAATTTCTAACATTTTTATTTTTTCAATTTATATCAAGTTTCAGGTTCTAAGGAGACAATCTCAAGTTCATCATCTTCTGGATCAATCCATTCATAAAACTCTGCAAGGATAGCACGAGAATCTGCTTTTGAAATGTTTTTATCTGCGGCACGATCAAGAGACCATTCCCTTACGTGAGCAACAATATCTTCAGTCGTTGCGTTCATAATAATCTTTTCGGTAATACCTTGAGAGGATGTTGCTATTGTAGAATGCAGGTTCTCCGTTGTCAAGGGACTCTGTGAGTACATTATTCGTGAAGAGTTGTCTTGTCTCTTCGTAGTTTGTTTTGCCCTTTGTTTTATGTAATGATAAGATAATTCTACTAAAATTCTCTCTACCAAATTTGATAATGTCTTCTTTAAGTTCCGGACAAGACCCATAGTATTTTTTCCAATCTGATTCTGATTTAACTTTACGACTCTTACCTTTTGGGGTTCTAAATTGCCAAAAATATTTTCTACCTATGTATTTTCGATCATTTAGTTTATTCTCTATTAAATAAACAAATCCAAAATAGTCTTTGATATCTTTAGACTCAAAAGGTTCTTCATTATAATACCATGGATTAGTATAACTGCAACTCATCTACATAATCAAGAACTTTATTAAGATATTTATGAACGAGTTCTTTCTCTCCAGGATACATCTGATCTCGATCTACTTGATGTTTAAGTTTAAATAATTTTGCTTTAAGAGCGTAAATGTCTGTAACGTGTATCATAAAAAAGAGGAGGGGTTACCTCCTCTATCTATAAGTTTTAATTCGATTATTACAATTTAAAACCACTAAATGTGTCCTTTTTCACATCTTGTTTAATTCCACCGACTACATAACTTTCTACTTCGGTTTCCTGGGGAGCCACCTGGAGTCCTTTAGAAGAAATCCAGTGCTGAGTCCAAGGAAGTGGATTATTGTTTGCTGAAATATCGTATTGAGGTTTTAATCCAATCGCTTTTAACCTTCTATTAGCAATCCACTCAACGTATTGTTGAAGAAGTTTATCGTTAAGTCCAATCATGCTACCATCTTTGAACAGATAATCTGCCCATCGTTTTTCTTCATTTACAGCACGATTAAACATCTTATATGTCCACTCTTCCTCCTCTTTCATAATTTGCTTCATTTCAGGATCATCACCATCCCTCCACTTATTCAGAATATTCTGAGTAATAGCTAGGTGTTGATTTTCGTCTCTTGCGATAAGAGAGATGATCTTAGCGGATCCTTCCATAAGCTTAAGTTCACCAAAGGCGAAACTACAAGCAAAACTAACGTAGAAGCGAATACCTTCAAGAATGTTAACGTTTGCGATTGCTCTGTATAATTTTCGTTTAACATCATTGAGACTCTGTTGTGCATATGAAACTTTTTCAAGATTGTGCATCCAAGTATTGGATGAACCATAATCTTGTGCGGTTTGAATAAAGTCATCATATGATTCTGTAACGCTTTTAGCACGTTCCAAGATACGTTCATCATTGATGATCATATCAAACACTTCACTTGGATCAGAATAGATATTTTTGATAATATACGTGTATGAACGACTATGGATCATCTCCATAAACCCCCACACTTCCATACATGCTTCCAACTCAGGTAATGAGCAATATGGAATGAAAGCCATTCCAGGTCCACGACCCTGAACAGAATCAAGCATAATTTGATATTTCAAATTTGATGTATAAATGTGTTTCTGTTCAGGACGTAAAGTTTGATAGTCACCACGATCCTTCTGAAGAGACACCTCTTCGGGTCTCCAGAAGTATCCTAATTGCTGTGTAGTCAGTTTATCGAAGACTGGATATTTGTATGAATCATATCGTTGTATCCCAAGAGGTTTTCCAAAAAACATCGGTTGTTTTTTTACATTCACTTGTTCAGTGTTAAAAACCGTCATCCCCTTGACTTGTGTTTGTTCTTCTGTTAAAGAAATTTTAAACTGCACAGGATTCACACTCTCCCTCCTCTACTGAACTTAACTCACTTAGCAAATCTTGAAGTTTGGGTTTCTCTTCCACCACCTCATCGGTTTTAATATCGTAGGTATTTTGATAATAGGAAGTTTTCCACCCATACTTGTATGTAGTCAAAAAGTCATTTGCCATTACTGAAGTTGGGACTTCATTATCCGAATAATTTTCTGGGTTATAGGACCAGTTTCCACTAATCGCTTGATCGAAGAATTTTTGCATAACAGCAACAATATGAATGTACCCACGATTACTAGGCATATCCCACAAAAGCGTATAGTTGTTCTTAAGAGTTTGATATTGAGGAACAATTTGCTTGAGAGGTCCTTTCTTTGACTTTTTAACGGACAAGTAGTCTCTAGGTGGCTCGATTCCATTGGTTGCATTTGACACAACGGAACTGCTCTCCGATGGCATCTGTGCGGACAATGTTGAGTGCCTAAGGCCATATTCCAAGATTGATGTTCTAAGTGTTTCCCAATCATGCTGGTAGGGGATAGAAGAGATTTCGTCTACATCTCTTTTGTATGTATCAATCGGAAGAATGCCATCAGCATATTTGGTTCGTCCAAAATATTCACAATGTCCCTTTTCTTTTGCAAGTTGATTTGATGCCTTTAGAAGATAATATTGAAATGATTCGGACAGACCATGAACTGCATCCCAAGATTCTTGAGAATCATAATTAAATCCAAGTTTTGCCAAATAATGTGCTAAACCAATAAATCCTACACCAAGCGATCTTCGTGCCTTTGTAGCACGTTCTGCTGCTATTACAGGATACTTTTGATAGTCAATCAATTCATCTAGTCCACGAACAGAAAGATCACAAAGTTCCTCAAGTTCTTCATCGGATTTTACTTTACCTACATTAATCGCAGAAAGAATGCAAAGTGCAATCTCACCCTCACCATCAATGTGCTGAATCGGATAAGTTGGCAAAGTAATTTCTTGACAAAGATTACTCATCTCAACTTTATCTTTAAAGGATGA